TGAACTTAGTGGGTTGTTAACAGATACACCAGTTGATTATCAATGGTTAATGGATACCACTGAGAAGTGGTGTCGTGACCGTGCTATATACTTAGCATTAATGGAATCTATTGCATTAGCAGATGGAGAAGATGACAAAAAAGGAAGGGATGCTATTCCTAGCATTCTCTCTGACGCTTTGGCTGTTTCTTTCGATAATCATATAGGACACGATTACTTAGAAGATTACGAAGAAAGATATGACTTATATCACAGGAAAGAAGAACGAATTCAATTCGACCTCGACTTCTTTAATAAGATTACGAAGGGTGGGGTTCCGAATAAAACACTCAATATTGCTCTCGCTGGCACTGGTGTTGGTAAGTCTTTGTTCATGTGTCATGTCGCAAGCAGTGTGTTACTCCAAGGAAAGAACGTATTATACATCACGCTTGAAATGGCTGAAGAAAAGATTGCAGAAAGAATTGATGCTAATCTTTTAAACATATCTATTCAAGATATTACTGATTTACCTAAACCGATGTTTGATAAAAAGGTAAACAGTATCGCAAAGAAAACACAAGGAACTTTAATTATTAAAGAATATCCAACAGCATCTGCACACTCAGGTCATTTTAAATCATTACTTAATGAACTGTCGTTGAAAAAATCATTTAAACCTGATATAATATTCATAGATTATTTGAATATCTGTGCATCAAGTCGTTACTCTAAATTAGGAAATGTCAATTCTTACTCGTATATCAAAGCGATTGCTGAAGAACTTAGAGGATTGGCAGTTGAAACCAACGTCCCCATTGTCTCAGCTACTCAAACTACTCGTTCTGGTTATGGTAGCAGTGATGTTGAGCTTACTGACACAAGTGAGTCCTTTGGCTTACCTGCTACTGCTGACCTTATGTTTGCCCTTATTTCCACAGAAGAACTAGAAGGTCTAAATCAGATATTAGTAAAACAATTAAAGAATAGATATAATGATCCTACAATCTATAAGAGATTTGTAATAGGAATTGATAGAGCAAAGATGAGATTATATGATTGTGAACAGAGTGCTCAGAATGATCTGATTGACACTAATCAAGAAGAAGGTTATACTAAAGATGAAAAGTTGAAACCAAAGTCAACATTTGCTGACTTTAAATTCTAAATAATAAAGAAAAAATTAAGAAATAGACATGGCACTTTCATACTATAAAGAAACACTGAGAGAAACTGCACGTAAATTGGCAACACGTGGTAAAGGTATACTTGCAGTTGATGAATCTACAAACACATGTGGAAAAAGATTAGCTAGCATTGGAGTAGAAAATACAGAGGAGAATCGACAAGCATATCGTGGTATGTTATTTACCACACCAGACTTAGGAAAATATATTAGTGGTGCGATTTTATATGAAGAGACACTCTATCAGAATCATGTTGATGGAGATAGTATGGTTGATAAACTTACAAAACAAGGAATCATTCCAGGCATCAAAGTCGATACAGGATTAAAACCTTTGGTTGGTGCATTAGAACATGAGACATATTGTTCTGGTCTAGATGGATTGACAGAAAGAGCATCTAATTACTATGAACAGGGTGCAAGGTTTGCTAAGTGGAGAGCAGTTCTACAAATTACAGAGGATGGCCCATCTGACCTTGCGATACAAGAAAACGCATGGGGTCTTGCACGTTACGCTCGTGCTGTACAAGAAGCTGGATTAGTTCCCATCATTGAACCAGAAATATTAATGGACGGAAATCATAGTATTGAAACTACATCTAAGATTCAACAACGTGTCATCACAGAAGTTTATAAGGCATGTCATCTGAACGGTGTATATCTAGAGGGAACTCTACTCAAACCATCCATGACAGTATCTGGAAGTGATGCGCCAGAGGATGATGCAGAGACAGTTGCAAAGATGACAGTTGAAACTTTACTGAGATGTGTTCCAGCTGCCGTGCCTGGCATTGTATTTTTATCTGGTGGACTAAGTGAAGACCAAGCATCAACATATTTAAATGAAATGCAACACTTTGCAATGACTTGTTCAAACGTGCCATGGAATCTATCATTCTCATTTGGTCGTGCGTTACAACACTCATGTCTAAGAGCATGGGGTGGTGTTGATGGTAAGGCTGGACATATCGCATTACTGGAACGTGCAAGAGCAAATTCAGAGGCGTCATGTGGACTCTATGCAAACTCTGAGGAAGGTGTATCGAATGAATCTTTGTTCGTATCTGATTACAAATATTGACAACCACATAAATCTGTGATACTTTGAGAGGACAAAATCCTCTCATTTTTTATGAAAATTTTTTTAGACACAGCAGATGTAGACCTGATAGGACAATATTATGGAACTGGATTGATTGATGGTGTCACAACAAATCCAACTCTAATTAAGAAGAGTGGTCAAGACCCAGAGGAAGTCTATAGACAAATTGCACTTCTTGGTGTTGATGATATTAGCATGGAGATTGTGACAGATGATTCATATGAGTTTCTTAAAGAGGGTCGTAGACTCAAAGAGAAATTTGGTGAAATCACAACAATCAAAGTTCCTTGTACACCCGAAGGCCTGAAGGCGTGTAAACTCCTCTCTAAGGAGGGAATTCGAGTAAATGTGACTTTGATCTTTAGTGCCGCTCAAGCGGTCTTGGCGTCGAAGGCAGGCGCTGCCTACGTCTCGCCTTTCGTGGGTCGAGTTGATGATAATTCTTTTGACGGTTTGAATCTCATCAAAGAGATTGCAGACATCTATGAAAAACAGTCGAGACTATATAATTTTGTTGACACAGAGATTCTATCTGCATCCATAAGGAATGTGGGTAGTGTGAGTAAGTCTTTTGAATACGGTGCAGGGATTGTTACAATGCCTCCATCAGTGTTTGAAAAGATGTACAATCATATTCTAACTGACAAAGGTTTAGAACTTTTCCAAACAGATTGGGAATCAGTAAATGTACTTAAATTTTAAATGATTACACCAAGAGTAAAATTTGAAAAACAATTCGGTGATGGGGTAGACCCTTGGTATGCAAAGGCAGAGAGATGGGCGAACAAACAAAAGTTCCCCATCTCTTTTCTTGCGTTAGGACTTATTGAGTATCTCAAAAAAGTATGGGTTAATGTTAAAGTTGAAAACACTATGAGAAGTGTTGATGCTGACATTGAAAAGATTCATGAACTTTGGGATGAGGAAGAAGCGACACATAGAATGAATGTCATCGCACAAAACGGAAACGATGGATTACATTATTCTCAAGAACCCTCTGAAGTGAAGGGACTTGACAACTTTGAGATTCGTAATAATATGATCGAGGAGGATTAATGAAATTCACTTTATATTCTAAAGAGGGATGTTCCTATTGCAAAAAAGCAGAAAGACTTTTAGAATTGGCAAAAGTTGAGTATCGAGTCTATAAACTTGAGACTGACTTTACAAAAGATCAATTCATTGCAGAATTTGGTTATGGTGCCTCATTCCCAAGAATACTTGTGGATGATAAATTGATTGGAGGTTGTTTAGACACCTTCAAATATTTGGACGAAAAGAAATTAGTTTAATGGAAGACATTTACACAATCGTAGATAAAGCAATTGATGTTGCATTTGAAGAACAAAAGTTCCATCTTAAGTTCTATGATTTCATGAAGTCCTGTAAAACAACAGGAGTCGGAGCAAAAGAATTTATTGGAAGTTCAACTGCAAAAGAATTGACTGATTTGATTTCTGATTTGAGTGAGTACATCAAGGGTGGGAAAGATGGTGAACATCAAATTCTAAGAGAAGCATACGGCCATCTTGGAAAACCAAAGGCAAGAAAGATTAGAGATTACTTTAATCTAATATTGGAAGACGCTAAGAAATATGAAAAGGAAAGAAGAAGAGGGAGACGTAAAACTAAAACTAAATAAATCAAGTACAAGAGGTAATGTGTTAACACTCGCTCTAACTCTCGGCACTCTAATATCAGTGCTTTTTCTCTTTGTTGGTGGTATAATAGGATGGTTATACAAACAACATCAACAAAAAACTGACATTTCTGAGATGCATCCTGAGATGTATGACCTCAAAGGTAATGTTATTCCAGATGAAATCATTGCCTTTCGATTTGAAAACTTAAACTTTGATAGTGAAATTGACGACGAATTATGACTACAACACATCCTACATTAGGAGAAAATAGATTACCAAGAAATCCTCTTTTAAGTGAGGTATTGGGATTAGTATCAAAACAGAAAACAAAAGCAAAGAAGATTCAAACACTTAAACAGTATGAATCTCTACATCTTAAGTCTGTTTTGATTTGGAACTTTGATGAATCTGTGAAGTCGATGCTTCCAGATGGTGATGTTCCGTTTAATAAAAACGAGGCGCCTGCTGGAACCGAACATCTACATCTTGCATATGAATGGAAAAAGTTGTATAATTTTGTTAAAGGTGGGAATGACACACTTCGACCTATGAAAAGAGAACAACTTTTTATGCAACTCCTAGAGGGTCTTCATCCAGATGAAGCAGAAATTATTTGTTTGGTGAAAGACAAAAATCTAAAGAAGAAATATAAGTTGACTCGTGCCATAGTTGAAGAGGCATTCCCCGATATACAATGGGGTAATCGAAGTTAGTATGGCAAAAACCAAAACTAGAGATGAAGTGATGTCTGAAGTTTATTGGACACCAAAAGAAAAGGAAGACTTGAATAGTAAGTATTCAACAAGCCTTGTAAAGGAAAACTGCAATCAGGAGGAGATGAAAGATAAGTCTCTACCTTCTGATGCTTATATTGTGACATATAAGATTGATAATGCAGTTCGTAATGATCTTGTTAGATGTCATGCTAAGGTCAATATTTTTGATATGTACTACGATAAATTTGGAGCGGGTTCTATCGTGAGTATTGAATATGGGCCTGGAATTGTAAGTCCAAAGACATGGGGTGCTGCAACTGCACCAACCAAACCTAAGAAAAGAGTAAGGAGAAACTCATGAAAGAGGAACAACTCCGTAACCAAATTAATGACATTATTGAGGGAGAGATTCAACTTGGAATCAACGAATTTTTGGAAGAGAAACAAAGAAAAGAAAGTGATCAGGGAATGGGTTTTGTCACTTCAGAAGAAGCAAAGAAACTCAAAGTCAAAGTCTTCAAAGACGAAGTTGACAAAATCATGAAACAATATAAGAAGATAAAGAAGAAAGAGAAATCAAATATATCTCAAGTCAAGAAACTCGGACTAGTCGATAAACATGGGAGGCCACTCTAATGGACAGAGAGAAGTTAAAGGTCATGATTAAGGACTTGAAAAATGTTGTAAATGCGTTAGAATGTGAAATATACTCCGATGAGGAGGCATATAAAGTAAGCCTAAACTATGACGAAATTGTCAACCACATTACAGACTATGATGAAGTATTTGAGGATGATGACGGGTAACAGTGATGACCCCCGTTATTCAGAAGAGAAGTTGTTACTAAGAGCAGCTTGTTTTCGATGCCTTACACACCACTTAGAAGAACACACAAGAGCCGTCTATGAGTTCGCCACCATATGGTGTGATGAACATGACAACGTGGGTGGAATTGAACAAGGCTTTCAAGATTATCTTAGATCATATGCCGAGAAGGCTTTTTCTAAGAGTTAATCTAAATAATATTACAAAACGTTAAAACTTATGCCCACATACCCTGTTATTAACAAAGAAACTGGCGAGAAAAAAGAATTATCAATGACTATGGTTGAGTATTCTAACTGGAGAGATGATAATCCAGACTGGGATAAAGATTGGAATGCTGGAGTTGCTGGCCTTGGAGAGGTTGGTGAATGGAAAGACAAACTAATCACAAAGAATCCTAGTTGGAATGATGTTCTATACAAGGCATCTAAATCTCCTGGCTCAAGAGTTAAAAAGATTAATAAGTAATGGCAAGAAAAAAAGATTCTCCCATCGGAGTGGGAATGACTGCGAAACAGATGAAGAGAAAAAGACCTATCAATGCCGATCTACTAAACAAGATTGAGCCTATTACAGATAATCAAAAGACTCTCTTTGAAAATTACAAAGAGGGAAAAAATATCTTTGCCTATGGTGCTGCTGGAACAGGTAAAACTTTCGTTGCATTGTATCTTGCATTGAAAGATATTCTTGACCCACATACTCCTTACAATCAACTTTATATTGTAAGGTCTCTTGTATCAACCAGAGAGATTGGATTTTTGCCTGGCGACCATGAGGATAAGTCTTTCTTGTATCAGATACCATACAAGAACATGGTGAAGTATATGTTTCAGATGCCTACAGATGCAGACTTTGAAATGCTGTATGGTAATCTAAAACAACAAGATACTATCAAGTTCTGGAGCACATCATTCATTCGTGGAACAACGATTGACCAAGCGATTGTGTTAGTTGATGAGTCACAAAACTTGAATTTTCATGAATTAGATAGTATAATAACAAGAGTAGGAGAGGATGCTAAAATCATGTTCTGTGGTGATGCAAGTCAAACAGACTTACAGAAAACTAACGAAAAGAATGGCATTCTTGACTTCATGAAGATAATCGAACAAATGCCTGAAGAGTTTGCAATGATTGAATTTAATGTAAATGATATCGTTCGTTCTGGACTTGTAAGAGAATATCTTGTTCGTAAAATGGCTATGGGATTTTAATGTTTATTGTTGAGAATCACTTAGGTGATTTAGAACTAGAGGCAAAACAGACTGACGGACTTCGCCTATATAAGTTACCTAATGAAGATTGGGTTCCTTCTATCACCTCTGTGACAAGTTTCTATAATCGAGAGGTGTTTCGTAAATGGAGAGAAAGAGTCGGGAATGAAGAAGCAGATCGTGTCACAAAAGAGGCAACTCGCCGTGGTACGGACTTTCATGAGGCTGCACAAGCCTATCTTGAGAATAAGGAGTTAGTTTGGGATGATTACCAACCACTGACTCAGTTCATGTTTCACAGTGCGAAGTCTAGTCTTGATAAGATTGGAAAGATACACGCAATAGAACGCACACTTTATTCTGAATACCTTGGTCTGGCAGGAAGAGTCGATTGTATCGCCGAATATGAGGGCGGACTCGCTGTTATTGATTTTAAGACCTCGAAGAAGATTAAACCAGAAGAATGGATTGAACAATACTTTGTTCAAGAGGTTGCATATGCCTGTATGTATTATGAACTGACTGGAATTCCTATCCAAAAACTTATCACAATCATGGTCACACCAAACGGTGAGGTCAAAGTTTATGATAAAAGAAACAAAGGTGACTACATTAAATTACTTGTGAAATATGTTAAAGAATTTATCAAAAACCGAATGGTGGTTAATGGGTGACATCAACAAAGCACTTAAAGAAAAGTTTCTCTGTTCAGCACAGTTTGCACAGGATATAGAGGCTATTGTCAAAGATGACAATCTAGGTTATATTGATGCTATCGTACATTATTGTGAACAAAATGCCATTGACGTTGAATCCGTCCCCAAACTCATTTCAAAACCACTCAAGGAGAAGTTGAAATGGGAAGCAACAGAACTCAACTATCTCAAACGTACCTCAAGAGCAAAACTGCCCTTATGACTGGTTTTGACTGCTACAGAACTTATCTAGCATTCAAGAATCATTTTACGAAGGATAACTTTGATTATTTTAAGTATGGTGGAAAGACAAACGCAACCACCACATCATTTAATAAGAGAAAGGACAAATATTTTTTTGAAAAGATGTCTCGTCAAAAGAAAGACGAAGATATTGTAGATTACTTTACTGCTATATTCTCTCAATGTGATGACCCACAAAGAATGTGGATAGGAGAGATTATAGAGACAGGCGAAGACAAATATAACGATTGGAAAAAGAAGATACAGAGTTTGAATTATCTTTTCAAACAAGAGATGATGCAGATTTGTAGTGACAAGGATTTTAACTCTTTGTTTGAATGTAAGAACGGTAAACATCCTATCATTATCAAAGAACATTTAAAGAAAAATATCACAACAGAAACATTAGTGATACTCGATGGTATGCTTGGATACAAAAAAGATTTTGATGCAAAGTTAGATGACTTTGTATGGAAAACCGTCAGTATGAAACTTGACAAATACAAGCCTTTTTTGTTAAATAATATTAACCTTAAAAAGTACAAACAAACACTCAAGGAGATTGTTGTCAAATGAAGTTTGATTCTAGTAGTGAGTTTTTTGATTCAGAGATGGTTCAAGCCAGTCTTGAGGACATCAAAGAACTTCAAGACTTAATCACAAGTAGTATTATTGATACAGCTTTTGCCTCTGTGACTGGATACGAAGAGGATGAGTTGGAACAACTTGACTTGATTGAAGAGTTGTTAGAGAAACAAAAACTTATGTACTTTAGATGTAAACTATCGAAGGATGAAGATGCGATGTTAGTTGCAGAGAATATGAGAGAGTCATTAAGACAGATGGGTATGCCTAGAGGTGCAACTGTAGAACAGATGTTTGATAATTTAAAGGGTTCAATTCGTAAATTAAGAGAAACGCTTGACAACTAAATAGTAGTGTGTTATATTAATAATGTTGGACGCAACATGGGAGTGACTGAATAAACTTACTGGCAACCGCT